TTCTTGTGCTACATCACTGCCCATTGGCTGCTCTTTCTTAATCTGATTGAACAAGGCACTGTAGGCACTCTTTTGTGCTGTGGTCAGTGTTGGATTATTAGAGATAAACAACGCCTCAATCTCATCTGGTGTGACTGTGCGTTCATATCTGTCCATTGCTGTATCAATAGCCTGTTTAATCTTACGAACATCTTTGCTGAACAGGCGGTCAGGACATTTAGCACCACGATGGTCATCGTAGAATGACTTGTCCATAAGACTTCTTACAAGTGAAAGTTCCATATCTATACTCCTATGCTGTTTAACCGTTCAAGGTCTGTTGGGTTACGGTATTTGAGGTCATCATGCAAACGAAGAACATTTACCTTGTCCACATATCCTCGTAGTTCTTTTGCCATAGCAAGTGTCTTTGGTAGTGCGTCAGGGTCTAGTGCTATGACTGCTGTTGAGAACTGTGAAAGATACCTCTTGTGTGACTCCTGCAATGATGTTCCCAACACAGCAACCCCAACAAAAACATCACTGCCTACAACTGCGGCACTCACACAGTCCTCAACAACTACAGCGACATTACCACACCCATGAACATATGGCAAGCCACTTTTTCCATATCGTTTCCATTTTGGTAGTCGCTTGCCCAATGCTCTACCAGTAGCGTCCACGATATGGCCATCATGTTTGACGGGAAATACAACACGGTCTTCCTTCACATCAAACATCAAGTCAAGTTCATCCTCATCAATGCCCCACTCTGCACACCACTTGATTATCTCACGCTTACCACGATGAGGCACAATGTAGCTGGGCATATCAAATGTATCTACAGTCTCTTTGTCATTACCATAGAAAGTGGACTTTATGTCATCCACAGATAAATGAACACGAGTGCCACCACTAACATTACAGGAAGCCTTGTAGCAATTCCACATAAGCTGACCCATGTTATTGGTCACTGTAAATGTTTTATAGCCATTACAGACAGGACAGTTGAGCCTACGAGACTCCCCTACACTTAACTGTAATTCACTTATAATGTTATATACATTATTCATGTTATACACTTTCCTTTGCGGCACTTGTCATGCTTGTAACATGATTTTTTCGTTCTGTCAATGCATAATTTGCACTTGACAAGGTATTTTTTATGTATGGTTTCACAGAAGATGGATTAGCGTGTCCTGTAACCGACATAATCTGTCCAATACCAACACCTGCTTCTACCATTTCTGTTGTTCCAGTTCTTCGTAGGTCAGACAAACGCAACTCATCAGGCAGTCCTGCTTGTTGCATTAACCTACGCGAAAAATTAGGCAACTTATGCAACGAATACGGGCGATATTCACCTTTAATGGGATAAGGTCTGGGTGCAACATAAGGTTGAAACCCAAAATCATCTTGCTGTTGCTTTAACATATCAAACAAGTCATCCGATATAGGAAGGTGAACATCTGCTCTACGCTTGCTTTGCTCAATGCTAACAGTTTGATTGTCAAAATCAATATTAGTCCACTGAAGAATACGCATATCACCTAAACGCTGACACCATTCATATGCCATATGTGCAATAAGGCCGATGTTACGAGTGCTAAAATCACTGTAGGCGACATCTAACAGCTTCTTGACATCTTCCCTACTCCATACAGTCTTTCGCCTCTGTGTGGGTCTCTTACGGATGTTAGCGAAAGGATTTTTGTCACACAATTCCATACGAAGACCGTGATTAAACAGTATCCGTGCCACCGCTAACAAATGGTTGGCAGTGTGGATACCTTTTTCACACCATTGGTTGTATGCATTTTTTGCCATGCGTGTTGCAATTTTGTCACAGGTGTAGTGGCAGAGGGGTTGACCCTCCACCACAGTGTTAGTGAACACGCCCATAAGATACTTATAATGCTGTTGAGTTTCAGGCCGTAAGTTCCTGAAATCATACGAAGAATAGTAATCAGTGATTACCTTTTCCAGTTTCATCATATTACTCCATTTTTTAACTGTTTCGCTGTATGTTCTGCATGGCAGTTAGCACACAGAACTCTACATTTTCTCATCTCTTTTTTTAATGCATCTCGTGAACCCGTATGTAACTTACTTATTTCCCGAACCTTTTCTTGAGGATTTATGTGGTCAAAATGTAGTGCATCTGGATGTTTTTTGTATCCACATATAAAACAGCCAAGAAATAGTTTTACCCTACTAGCATACTGCTTGTTACGGACTCTGTTTCTTTTAGATGTAATTCGTTTTCTCTGTATCACAGCTTCAAAAGCATTTTTGTTTATCCACATTTCGGACACGCGACCATTTCTCCTGTAGTAGTTCCTAAATCTCAACCCATCTTCTCTTGTATCGCCAAAACGAAGCGACAAATCTAGTTCATCTCTTTCTTTTGCTGACAAATACTCCATTGGACGTGGTTTGTTTTTTGCTCTTCGTTTTTGTGCTTCCCTCCTTCTGGCTTTTTCTTTTTCTCTCGCTTCTTTTGACTGCCATATTTCACATACATTTCCTGTAATGCCAGAAATGTAGTATCTCCTGAATATAAATCCATCATCTCTGACATCCCCCCTTTTGAGGGGCAGACCTAACTCTGCCGCCTCATTATTGGAAATGAATCTTTTATGTCGCTTTGACATTATGCTGCAACCAATTCTTTGAACTGCTTGGTTTCAATCCACTTGGATACTTCATGCTCACGATTAAACATTGAGACAGCCTCTGTGTCATTGCCTGTGTTACGCATATTGAAACCATTACGCTCGTCTGCATAGCTTGCATAGTTTGTGAAGGCACTATACAGGGCAAAGACATTGCGGCCACGAGTGCTGACCTCTTGATTATACAGGCTATACATCTTCTCTGCCTTGCGGTCAGACATCAGCTTCTCAAGCAGTGCTTTTACATCAACTGTTGAAATATCTGTGCTGGCCCAATGTTGCAGACGCTCTGACTGTGCATAGAAAGACTGTGATGATTCACGCAGGTCACGAATGAACCTATCCATGCTGAAGTTAGATGTGTTTCTACGCCTAACCTTATCATGCTCCCCGCGAATCATCCCGTTAGTGCAGAAGAAATCAATAGCACCAAAGAACACTTGATTTGAGCAGGAACCGTCAACGCCATGCAGGGCAATGATACGCTGTGCAATGGTAGTGCTTTGCTTGCTTGTGACAATTTCTGCTGTGACATTTGGCAGCGTCAAGTCCATCAAAGCCCATGCATTGTTTCGTGCATCTTTCCAAGTGACCTTGGCATCTGCTGTTTCTTCTGGTGTAAGGTTCTCCAAGACAGCTTCCTGCACTCCATTGAAGAATGATGTGTGGTCAGCGCAGTTGAAGTCTTTGCCAACGACACCGATATATTCATCCATGTCTTGGTTGATTACATACTTCTTTTCTTTGAACTTGGTAGGCTCAAAGGCAAGATTAAATGCCAGATAATCAGGCACTTCTGCGATGATGTTTGTGTTGTTTGTGAAGTCTAATGGCATGATGTTTCTCCTTCCATTGCCGTTAATTGATACTCTGTTATACCATTAACATGAAAAAATGTCAATCGTTGACAATTTCCCATCTGTAAAAGATATGTTCACCAATCTGAACAACCTTTGTCTTTGTGTCTGCCCATTCGGGCTGGACATAGGTAGCGTGATAATGTGTAGCACCCTCTACAAAGTCATCTAGGTTGCCGTAATACACACCATGTGCGATACGCATAGCATCCATCCATGCTGTGCTATCCTTTGGTTTGTCTGACTTGCCATCACAATACCAGCTAAACTGACAACGATTGCGAACAGGAAAGTCATCTGTCCATGAGTATGTTGGGCCTTGCTTGACTACCTCACAGGCAGTGTTGGGGTATCTGTCATCATACACTCTGTTCATCACTACTTGTGCCACCGCAACCTGCCCAATGAAGGGCTGGTCACGGGCTTCATGATACACATTGAGTGCAATGCAGACAAGTGCTTCAATTATCATTGTATTTTTGTGCTAACACTACGAATATGAAGCACAAGTTCCATCCAATTAAAAGGAAAGCTAGTTCAGTCATGCTGCATCTCCTTCTTCTTCTTTCATTTCTGCAATCATTTCACTGATGCCAAACTCCTCATCAAGTTCGGGGTATTCAGTGATAACTTTCTCTACATCATCAACGCAGTAATCGTTAGGCTCTGTCATGTGTGCAAAGCCGCCTGTGTATTCACCGATATACATCCAGCCTTCATCAAGGTAACGAGCAGTGACCTCAAATCCCATGTCTACTAGCTTGTCAAAGACAGGGATAGGTGGCGACCATGCAGTGTTAAAGTATAGTTGCAGTGTGTTCGCATCAATGCGGTCACAGTGTGCATCGTATATGTCCCACTTGGTTCCCCAATTTTGAAGCCGCCATTCATACCATCCTGTCACACCATTCTCGTCAAAGCCTGATGTGCCTTCAAGTTCTTTGGGCATAGGGATGAGATGATTGAGCAGTTCTGTGTCATCTGTATTCATTACATTGTAGATGTCATCAATCATCTTGCTGTCAGCGTGTGACAGGATTACTTTGTTGTCTGTATGGTTAGGCATTTTCATGCTCCTTTGCTGTTGTTGATTCACTCTCATACTTATAGAACAATTCTTTCACAGTGTCAATACTTATCTTGAACCATTCATTGCGCCTCTCATCGGCCAGCTTTTGAACAGTCTTGTGCATCAAGTTCTCTGTCTTTCTCTTATTGTCTGTCTGTATTGTGCAGACAATCTTGTAGTCACGATAGGGTGAACCAGTCTGGTATCCATTCAGCCTGTCCTCTGCTATGGATGCACACCCTATCTTTACCCACTCTGGCCATGCCGCATTGACAATGGCATACACTTCACCCTTTGGCACACTGTCAATCTTATTGTGCGACCATGCGTCATCAAGTGACTTGTAATTGCCCGGCTTGTGTAGTGGGTGAGACTTCGGAATGTATTTGCCATTGACAAACATTCGTGTCATGTTTTTCTTGGCATGAGAGACTATCCTTCGCCTAGTTTTATCTCCGGGTTGTATATACCACCACTCACCATCCTCAAAGACAGCTTCACCCCGAATGTAATCCTTGTCCATTCTCAATTCCTTTCTTCATCCATTGTGGCATTTCTCTGCCCTTGTTATATCTAGCAAAGCGCACTTTGTCAACAATGTAGAAGGCACGATATGCTTCAATAGGCCAGTTCTCATCTGTCTTTAAGTCATCGTGACCACTGAAGCATTGAGGGTGTGGTGTCAGGAAGTTTGTTGTGTCAGGTATAAAATGCACACCCTCTTTCAGAGCATCATAGTGTTTGCCAGCACCATGCTCTTTGCCATAGCGGAATGTATATTCACGCAACATACTGTCGTATAGCCTGAAAGCAAATGAGTAGTTACGATTGTTATCCATTGCCCACAGTGTGCATGGGTGCTTCTGATGCACAGGCTTATACAATCCCATCTCTTGTGCATACTCTGGCGCATGATGCCACAGGCTAGTGCATAGCATCTGTGCTTCTTCTAATGGCATCTTGACAATGTGCTGGTCACACAGTGACCTAGCTATCCAGTCAGGGTGATGTTCAATCAGAAATCTGTTCATTGTCTGTCTCCTTTGTCGGTCAGTTTCCAACTATGGCGACAGTTAGTTTGCCAATTATCATTCACCCAGTCACATTCGTAGGCCACACAAACAATATCACCAGTATCCTCATCTGCCCATGCGTTCAGGTCAAACATCCTGTCGCCTATCTGAACACCAAACCAATCTTCGTCACAGCAGTCTGCCATACTGTCAAAGACAACTGTGTCATAGTAGGCGGTCAGATAGCCACGCTCATAGTCTGATAATACCAAGTCAAATCCACTGTCGTAATTGTCACTCATCGTCTGTCTCCATTGATTGTGTTGCTGTTGACATTATCTTTTCATGCTCGTCATGCTCAAGCATTAACTTTGTTTCCTCATACAAGGAAACAAATCCGTGCCACAAATCGGGATGTGTCTCTCGCATTTCTGGGTTTTCAACAAAAAACTCAAGATAACCTTCTTTCATTTCAAAGAGTTGTGTTCTTTCTTCTGTGGTGAGCATGGTTTTACCTTTCATATGAATAAGTCAGGAGAAAGAGGGGCAGTGTATGGAGAACACGAAAACCGCATAGACGCACTGCCCCTCTTGTGTAATGGCAACTGTCTATGCGGCTACCTTTTTACCGCGCTTGCCTTGTGCAAGGTCGCGGATGTTTGTTACTTTCATAGTATCAAACTCTACTTCAGCAGTGAAAGTCTTTTCACGAATCTGCTGACGCAATTCTTTCTCCAGTTCTTTCAACTGAATACCCATGATTGCTGATGCAGTGTCCATGATACGGCCATTTGTCTCCGCCTTTAGCAGTGTTGCTTCAGCGTGTGCTTGCCGATACATCTGCATCTTTGACAGGTGCAGACCCTGTGCCGCCTTGTAAAGTCCGGCGACTCGATTGAACAGGGCAGCAGTGCGTTCGGTTTTGCACTGGCCTGTCAGACCTGTTGATTGCTTCCAGTAGGTTGTGTTGATTGTGTTGTAAGACATAGTGTTACTCCTTTGCTGTGTTGTGTTTGTCTTATTGGGGTTAGTCTTGGGTATTGCGTTCTATCATCTCAATGATAGCATCGTCAATGTAGTCATACAGGGTAGCTTCATGTTGTTCAAGCATGGCCAGCACTTCTTGTGCATCTCCTGTATTATTCATTAGACTGTCAATCCAGTCTGCATCTATGGTTATCTGAATGGTCTTAGGCATACCACTTCTCCTGTGTCATTTGTTTTGCCCTACGCATTGCCTTGCGTTCTCGCTTCCAGTCATCTCTCTTTGCTTTGCCAGCAGTTTTACGCACTA